AATTTCGCGACCTGCTTTGATGACCTCTCCTCTCCCCTTTGGGCAGTGGAATGCATCTTGCATGAATTTAACGAATGTTCCATTTACTTCTTCTCCTATAGTATCATAAAGTTCAACAACAGATTCTTTTGACCAGGGCAATGTTCCATTGTCAATGTCTTTCTTTAGTGTTTTGTATGCAGAAAAATAGCAAGAGTCTGTATCGCCATAGATAATAGCTTTACCTATGTGATCATATTCTCCTGTAACGATTTCATTCACTTTACTTGCCATGTGTTTGGCAACTTGTCTACCAGTAAGAGTTGTGCTCTGTCCGATTCTGTTATCAAAGAATCTACAGCCCACGTTAAGGATAGCACCATATAAGCTGTTAAGCAAAATCTTCTTAACTAACTGACGCTTGTCCCAGTATTCTTCTTCAATTTTATTACCAGCTGCAATACATTCTCGCAGTTTGGCCTGCATTTCTTTACGCTCTTTGTACCAACGAGCTAGTAATCCTGAAATAACTCCTTCAGTCTCATAGGTAAAGATAGTGCCATTAGCACTAATGACCCAAGGTTGATTACTTTCAAATATGAGATCGTATATTTGTGCAGCACTTAATGTATCAGACCCACCACCTTCCCAATCGATGGTAATTTCTCGAGCAACATCTTTGCTCATCACCGCGGTATATTCTAAACTTCCAAATATACCTTCCCATGCAGCCGCGAAACTTTTGCCTTTGGCCATCTCGGCTGCGATATAATCCTTAGTACCATCCTGTCGTAATTGACCAACGATGGTTTCTGGACCCATATTTAAAGCCCGAATAGCACTAGGATAGAGACTATTAATGTCAAGAGAGCCAATCCACTCATGTATACCTTTCTTTGGATAAGCAACATACGCACCTGCTGCTTGTGTTTCTGTATGCTCTTCAGCTTTCTTTCTATTAGGAACAATCATTCCTCTTCGATGAGCTTCGTTGATGATCGCCTGCTCAGTTACTGCAACTGCACCCATAGTGGTTGCTAACAGCACTGTGTTTTCGTGTGCAATCTTATTAGCGAGGTCTAAGAATTTAAGTTTTTTATCTAGTTTGTCCAACAACGCACAGTCTTGCCTGTTGTACTCAATGAATCGTTTAAAGTCATTGTTATACAACTGATCCAATGTGCCCTCGTAGACTGTTTTATTCTCACCAATCTCCATTTCACCGATGGCATCTAATCGATAAGTGTGTCGTTCTTCATAGGTGTACTTGCGATACAATTCAAGACTGTCCAAGTGTACACGACCGATAAGGTCATATGTTATCGCAGTCTTGCCGTACTTTTCATACTCACGTTTTTTAGGATACTGTCCCCATAGACAAAATCTACGTGTGTCATCTTTGCTTAAGACTTTCACAACACGATTTACAGTATAGGGAATATCGAAACCTTCCGAGTTCCATCCACTTAACACATCTGCGTCTTCGATCAAGTTTAAGAATGTATCCAACATGTCTGCTTCGTTGTCAAACAGCATGGTATTAGGGAAGTCTTCAACGTGTCGCTTGGCTTCTTCCATAGACAAGGTCTTAGGCGGAATAGCTAGACATATCATGGTCTCCATCCATTGCAGATACACAGCAATAGCAGTAATTGGCATGAACGCATCTTCTGGTGATGCGTAGCCACGTTCTGGATCGAAGTCTACTTCAATATCGAAGAATGCTATGTTAAGTTTGGGTGCGTCTACATTAAGATATTGATCTTCAAGACATCGATAGATAGGATTGATGTCTGATTCATATAATTTTTTATTGCTGTGTATAGCCAGCTCTTTGCGATGCTCTTTAACGTTTCTACTTGATACTCGTGTTAAAGGTTCGCCTTTGATCGATTGAAACTTGCCGCGGGGGTCTTGATAATAAAATAGATGTTTAGCAGGATATTCTTTGTAATGTCGTTGACCTTTGTCATCACGTTCAACCACATTGATTACATCCTGCTCTCTATCATAGAAAGCGTCTACATAACTCAATTTATTCTCCTATGCAATTTACGGCTTGCAAATACCAATTGTGCGGTTTATGGCCACGCCTACCTTCTACGATATATTTATAGCATCCTGATAAGGCCAACAGTATCTATAGTTGTTAACAAGATATAGTTAGCCAACATGCCAAACGATTTCCGAGTATAACTAGCCCAAGCATACATGGCACAACCAGTAATCCAAATAGGATAGAGTACCAATAGAGGCGGATTTGGAACAGTTGCTGCCATAGTAATTGCGCAACCAATCGAGATTGCCCAAGCCAGGACCTCAACGCAGAATCTAAACTTATTTGATCGCCAGTCATCTCGTATCCAGTCAAAAGTGGGTTTTAACAGTTCAATCATTCAGGAAGTCTTTTAGTGACACCGAGAATCATTTCAATGTCATTCCATTCTTGTTCGTGGTCTTTCCAGTTATCTTTGTGTGCGATCTTAATTGCTTTGTTGATGATGCTGGGTTTAATTTGTAGTTCTTCTGCGACAGCTTTAACAGTTTCTTTGAGACCCTCTTGGAGATCTTCTAACTCACGTAATACATTTGAGCCTTCGTTGATTAATCGCTCTAGTTTTGCTTTTTCTTCCGGACCATACATTCTTGTAGACATAAATTATCTCCTATAGAACTATTATATAGTCATAAAAAAAGCCAGTCAACCTATGACTGGCTTTTGTTTACCAAACGTAAACTGATTAGTAACCTTTGGTTGTTCCAACTTGCGACAAGAACAGTAATGCTAACAACCCCGGAATAATTAACCAAGCCGGGCCACCAAAGAATCCAGCGATCATTGCAGCAGTTCCACCTAATGCACCAGTTAGGCTAACAAGTTTTTCACCTAATGTTGCACTCTTATCCCATGCGTCTACACTACCAATAGTTCCCATACCGCTCTTTGGATCTACTTTCTTCTGACCAAAGAAATCACCAACTTTCTTTCCTGCATCTTTAATCATATCCATTGGACCTTCTTCAATGGATTCACTTGCAGCTTCTGGTTTAGCACCCAATGCCTTAGCCACTGCTTTAATATTTGCTAATGTAAAATCGTCTGATGAAACTTCTGATTTGCCTAATACCTTTTCTGCGGTTGCCTTCATCTTAGACTTTTCTTCGTCCGAAAGTTTCGATGCCATTTTAGACATCAAGACATTTTTAACTTTCTCAATCATGCCCTCAGTTAATTGGGCTCTACCTTCATTGACTTTTTTTTTACCTTCGCTCAGTACATCGTACATTTCAAATACGCCACCATTGCGTTCGTAGATTAATCCTGCATATAGAGAGGCTTTAGTACCTTCGCCTAACTTGCTGATAGCCACACGCTCGGCCCAGTTGAACAATGCTTTATCAGTAGGATCAATTTGTTGTTGACCTCCGCTTTCTTGTACTAGACGTACCATTTCTTTGAATGTTAATTTTGGTTCAAATGATTCTGCCATAACTTTTTTACGGCTAGCAAATGACTCATCTTTCTTAGATTTTTCTTCTTTCTCGGCAGTCTTGCCACTGTAGTTTTTGCCGCCGGTATGTTTAATACCTGTTGCTGTTTTTTCAATAGTTCCGCCTGTAGAAGACTTTTTCTTATCTCCTACTTTCATCTCGTCGGATTCTTTAACATCATCGTCTTTCTTAGCAAAAGGATTTACACCTTTCTTTGGACCGCCCTTCTTATCAGCAACCGCTTTCTTCATTGGCTCTTTCTTGTCGCCGTCTTTGTCCATGTCTAGGAAGTCCGGTTTAGAACCTTCTTCCATTTTCTTTTTCTTTTTGTCAGCTTCTGCTTTCTTAGCTTCAACCATCTTAGCAAACTTGCCGCCAAAAGCTTCTGTATCTATAGATTCTTTTTTAGCTTTCTTAGCCTTAGGTGCGTCATCTTCGTCGTCCTTCGGTGCTTTGTCGCCGCCATAGTTCTTACCAGCTGTATGCTTGATACCAGTCTTGGTCTTTTCGATAGTTCCACCTGTAGATGATGCTTTCTTATCACCTACTTTCATTTCTTCTTTAACGTCTTCTTCAGCCTTTTTCTTAGCTTCTGCAACGTAGCTAGTACGACCACTTAGAACACGTAATTGTGCATCTTCGTTAAGCTGTACAGCTTTATCTAATACTGGTGCAGCGGGAGTCTTTGGGGGTGCTTCCATGCTGTCTAGTTTGCTGATGAGTGTTTTAAAATCCATTATTATCTTCCTTAGTGTGTTTCTATCAACAGTCGTGTTGACTAAACCCGTATATTATTTATCTTCGTTTGATACTTCCGCCAGTTAACAAGTTAACACCCTTTAGATCGAGCGCATTTTTTGCTGTACCGTTCTTGTTTTTTAGAGTTTTTCCGGGCGTGTTTTGATATACTGCGCCCACAGATACATTGCCAGCACTTGTAGCGCCTGCTGTTGCTGATTCTAAAATTTCACTTATTTTCATACTATTATTTATTCTTCTTAGCAC